TGATAGTCTCACCGAAACCGCAGAGAATCTAACTCGCGACATCGCTAACAAGAGAGCTGAAATTGAAGGCTTGACCGAAGTATATCAGACCAAATACCGTCAGTCTGAAGTTGATTTCAATCTGAAGCTGGCAGAAAAGAAAGATGTGACCGTCAACGAGTACTTGAAGTCTGTTGGCAAGGAAGCAATTGAATCGGCAGCTTACAAAGCATTGCAGACCGAACTTGTTGCCGTCAAGCAAGAGCGTGATGCTGAAGTCAAAAAGGCAGTTACAATCGAAAATAGCCGTTTGACTCGCGATTTTGCCTCCGAGAAAGCACTACTTCAAAGCCAGTTTGAAACGTCTACAGCCAAGCAACTTGCACAAATCGAATCTCTCACCGAACGTAACGGCGCGCTCAGTAATGAAATCGCCAAGTTGTTCAGAGAAATCGAAGCTCAACGTAACTTGACTGCGGAAGTGGCTAAGGCTGGCTCTGTTGGCTCTATTAACGTTGGCACACCCAATAACCGCTAGTCTCACGCTTGATTTGGTACACATTACAGGGGGCTTTATGCCCCTTTAATATTATGAATGACACAATCGAAAAAATCTCCTCGCTCATGGTAGAAGAAGAATGGGCATGGCGAGATGCTCAAGTAATAAAAACTGCTGAATCTACTGGCATTATGGTTATGGATGAGCTAACTAAGCTTGGTTGGAGTTTTGTACTACAACGAGATGCTAGTACTGGTCAAAACGTGTTGATGTGGGGCAGAGTTGATTCTGAGCAGAACTTTATCGAGGAGTCGCGCTTCGAGTCGAAGGTAAAGCAGGAGTTTGAGGCTATTTGTAAAGATGCTGCGGAAAAGCAAAATATAGTTGATGATTTCGCTAAGAAGCTACTCGAAAAACAAAAGCCGATACCAGCAGAGTTTGCTAAGATTCTTTGCGATAATTTTTGGGACTTGGTGTAGTCATTTTTATGTATGTTACTATGGTAGTAAGCGAATAGAGATTGCAACTCGAAAAGGCTCTGGAACCCTGTCGCTTTTCCAACTACCAGATTAACCAGTAAAGAATTAATGACAATAGGGATATACTACATAACTAATGTAGTCAATGGCAAGTATTATATCGGTTCTAGTCTTCATATTGAACGTAGATTTAAAGAGCATTTAAATGGACTAAATAAAAACAAGCACCATAATCGTTCTCTGCAATTCGAGTGGAATAGTTTTGGTCAATCTTCGTTTGTATTCTCGATAGTAGACAAATTATCTTCAGCTAACGCAGCTACGGTGTTTTCATTAGAGCAATTTTATTTAGATGCTGTTAAGGATTGGGCTTCGGTTTACAATATATCAAGAGACACTACAAATTGGGTATTAGGAATAAAATATAAAGACTCAAACTACTACTCTTGGAATAAAGAAAAGAAGGTATTTGTTGTAGCCTACAGAGTTAATGGAATCCAATTGAAATTCGGGTATTTTGAAGATGAGGAAGACGCTAAATGTAAAGTAGACTATCTAAAGTCACTTACAAAATTACAACTTATTGAGTACCATAAAAATATTGACCCATGTAAACTTACTAGGAAAAATAATAACAACTTGGTAATTATGGGAGAGGCTAGGCGGAGGTCTTTCAAGGGGTATTCTTTTGACAAGAAAAGAAATGTTTGGAGGGTAAGGTTTCCCGTAAAGGGTAAAACAGCCAACTTTGGAAGTTTTAAGTTTGAGAAAGATGCACAAAAGAAGGTTGAAGAAATTATTTCTAATGGTAGATGTAATTAATGGTAGTTGTGTTAGTATATAAGTGTTATTGAGAGTTTAGGTACTTCCTTGGCTGGACAAGAGTTCGACTCTCTTGCCTTACACTTCAAGTGAGGCTAACGGTTTCGACAGGTAAGGAAGCCTAGAACACGCTGGGACTTTACGAGCGACAGCTAAAATAGCGAAAAAATAAACGTCAACAACATCGTTTCTTTTTCTAGGAAAGCTACCCCTGTAGCCGCCTAGACCACCCGAAAGACAGTCCTAAAAACGCTGTCTTTCTCTATATCTGGAGATAATTATGAGAACAACTTGCGGTTTTCGCTTCCAAGGTCACTACGTCTACCGCCAAATATTCCCGAACGGTCGCTACAAAATAATGGTGTGGGTTGCCTCCAATCCCCCAGAAGAAGAGTCATGTGCTGATGTTGCTTTTTGTGGTGACTCTCATGTAAAATGTATGACTAAATTAAAAGAATGGCTTGAAATCAACAAAGATTGGGTAAACAAAACAGATGAGTAACAATAAATTCCAACTGCCCGAAGACCTTAAAGAAATTACAGATTTTGGGTTCCAAGTATTCCCGCAGGACGTTACAGTCTATCCTCCTGACACACTGGTTCTGACTTTAAATCACTATCCCCTAGAAGCTGTTGCTAGACTATTTTCATCTCTGAAAACAACGAAGATAAAATACTACGATATCAGTTTTGACGGAGTATGTCAGACTAAACTAAATCCAGACGGGACAATTACTTCAAATCCTTACTGCATGGAAATCAATGGCAAGCAAATAGCTAGAACCCCCATCAAACTGAAAATCTTGAAAGAGTTCAAATCAATAAATTGGAGAAAGACAGATGGCAACACTTAGAAATTTAAAACCCGACCAAATTCTATACAAGGTCAGAAAAGAGAAAGCTGGACACACAACAATGACTCGTCAAGTTCTCGATACTCTCCGAATCGTCAGCGTAGACCTCGAAAATGAGAAGGTAGTGGCTAGTTATCGTGGCAGAAAGGGGAACTACCGCGATTGGCAACTCAAGTCTTGGCGAGTCAAGGAGCCGCAAGTGAAGGGCAAAGATATTCTCGGAAATCCTCGGTACTAATCAGTCGCAAGATAGATGACCTACCCTGCTCAACACGATATATTAACTAAGCAATCGAGCAAAACACCGAAAACAAATGCCTACACTAGAAACCAACGAAGTCGAAACCACAGTCGCATATCAGCCTGAAGTTGCACAACAAGCCTTAGCCGCAATTGAAGAAGCCGAGACAATCACCGAAGAACCCGAAGTTATCTCAAACGATGAATATCGCGCACTTCTCATTCTTGCAATTAACGATGCTGAAGTTTGGGTATCTCAAGCAGAGCGCCTAGTTGAAAAAATTGACAATGGCGAGAAAATCAAAGGCACTAAATTGAATGGTGCAGTTCGCAATGGTCGCCTCGAAGCAGTTCGCAGCAGCTTGACCGATGTAAAGACCGCTAAACTAAACAGCTAGACCGCAACTAAATTGGGTAGGCGAGATACCTACCCCTACTATTACAAGGAAAAACAAAATGGCTCCTAGAAAACCAGCTACGACCGACCAAATCGACGACCGCCAAGAGTCGTCCGAACTCGTTGTCTCGCCGCAACCAGAAATTTACGCGCCATACTCACACCAGCCCGATAATCTCTTTTCTGCACTTGTCAAGGCACAACTTGAGTTTACGCCAATCATCAAGGACAAACTCAACCCGCACTTCAAAAGCAAGTATGCCGATTTAGACTCTATCATGAAGTCTATTCGTGAACCTCTGCTGAGACATAACTTGGTTCTGTTCAGCTTTTTCGAGAAAATAGAAGAGCAAACGAATTTGGTGACGAGAATCACTTTTGCTCCAACTGGTGAAAGTTTTCAGATTGACTACCCAATCACACTCCCAGCTAACGAGCAACAAAAAGGTTCTGCACTAACCTACGCTCGACGCTACTCCATCTGTGCGCTGCTTAACTTGTCTGCTGATGCCGATGATGATGGTAATGCTGCTGTGACTGCTCAAGCTGAAGTACAACCTTTAGCGTACTCTAAAAAAGAGTGTTTGGAATGGGCAGAAAAGAATGCACCTTACTGTCATGCAAGTGCTGACGAACGCGCTCTCAAGTTCGACGCTTTCGCTAAGAAGGGTCACTACGATACAGCAGGTAAGTGGAAGATGCTTTGCTGGGAAAATCGTGACCGCTACAACCCTAACAAAAGCGCGGCTCCCGAAGTGGCTGCTTAATCAGTCTTTCGATAGATACTTTTACTACTGACTCACTGCTACATTAAATTTACTCAAACAAAAGACAAAAACACATGGCTCCTTTATTTTCTGCAATCGGTTCTGGCAAAGTTGAAAAGTTCTTCGGTCGTGTGACTGGAACTAAGCAAGCTAACGGTAACTTCTCTGAATACACTGATGTCTCGGTTTCGGTAAACACTGCTGCAAAGCGAGATGGCGAACAGTACGCTCCAAGCATCTTCATCTCGGCACTCACCACTGACGACAGCATTGAGAAGGGAGATAAGGTTGTAATTGAAGGCATCCTGACAAGTCGGGAATACAACGGTAAAACTTACTACCAACTTTCTCCTTTTCAGTTGTTCCCTATTGTTGTACTTGAAAAAGCTAAAGATGGTGCAGCTACTACTACCAAGACTGCAACTAAGTCTGCGGCTCCTGCGGTAGAGGACGACGAGGACTTTTAGGTTTAATTCGTAATTGTAACATGGGCATTGGCTAGTCCTTTGCCCTTCACTCACCAACTAAAATGAAAAACAAAATTACACCCCAAGACATTCAAGATTTACTAAACTCTGCCGAAACCCAAGAAGCTGTTTTTTGGAATAAGGAAGTTGTTGTCTCTTATCGATTCCCTACTCGCAATGGATTCTCTATTATCGGTCGTGGTGCTTGTGTTGACCCGCAAAACTTCGACATTGAAATTGGTCGTAAAGTTGCCAGAGAACAGGTCGAGAACAAGTTGTGGCAACTGGAAGGTTATTTACTTCAACAACAACTACCTACTACCATTTAATCTCAATGTCGGCTGGCATGAAAAAAGCGACCTTCATTCTGTCCTACAGGATGGCATCCAGAAGCTGTTTGACAAGTGCTGTAACCAGTGACTCTCGACAAGGTTGGTTCGACATTTTAAAGAGGAGCGATGATTAAGTTCTCGCCCTTTCAATTTATTTATTTTTAGGTACTATGACTAAACTACTAATCTCCCTTCCTCTTTCTGACGCAGCACAGCGATTCTACGGTAGCTCTGCACCTGCGTACAACAAAGTTGGTGATGCAGGTATTGACCTTCCATTTGTCACGGATGTGAAGCCTTATGATGCTGAAGTTGTCGAGACTATTGGTGTTATCAGTTTTGAGACTGTTTTTGCGATGTATGACAGTCTCTACCCTGCATTCATAGACAGCATTCAAAATAATATTACAAATTCAGAATCAGATTTGGATTATCTTCATTACTACCTAAAAGATAGACCTGAAACTGTATGCCCAACCCATTTCGATATCCGACCTCGCAGTAGTATTGGAAAATCTCCATTTCGTTTATCTAATGCAGTAGGTACAATTGACAAGACCTATCGAGGAATTGAACTACAAGGCTCCTCTCTTATTTCTGGGGACACTTTAGGTTGCTATCTCGACTATCATCCCCAACTCGGTAAAGCTCCTCTACACAGACGTAAGCCATATATTGATGCTGGCGACCGATTGTTGCAGGTTGTGGCTCCTAGCCTTGACGACATACTGCATATTAGGTTGGACTTCACGGAAGAGAATTGTGTGTTCTGGAGTGAAGTGATTGGTAACAAGAATAGAGGCGGATTTGGCAGCACTTCGGTTCGTACTAATGGCTAAGAAACTGTTTGAATATCGTCCGTTCATTGAGTATGCTGGTGAAATAACTGAAGAATCAGGGAAACGCCAGTATACGAGTAAATGTGGTTTGTCCTGTGCCTCGACAACGACTGTGTTAAGCCAATACGAAGATTTAACGAATGATAAGGGGGAGGATATCCTTGAAGTGTGGGGTAACAAAATGCGAAAATTAGGTCAAGACCCAGATTTAATCAGTCAAGAGTCAGCGCGAGTGGGTACTGCTGCTCATGCTTTAATCGAAAGTTACTTGATAGATGGCGTATACCCTCTAGGAAGCCTTGTAGAGCAAAAGTTAGCCTGTACTGCCATTGATAACTTCTATAGTCACGTAGACCCCGAATACGCACAAGTCGAGCAACCATTATTTTTTCACGGTAATATCCAAAAAAATCCAGAAAATTTCATGTTAGCTGGTAGATATGATAATCTCGTAAAAATCCCAGATAATACTTTCAAAACCGTAAAAACAGGAGAAATAATCTCAGAAAAATTTGTTATATGCGATTTAAAAACTAAAAGAAGCTACGAAAAACTTAAAAAAGGCGGTGTTAAGCTGAAGAGTCTAGGTCGCTCAGACAATGTGGATTTTATGTTTAAAAATTGCTTACAGGCATCATTCTACGCTGCTGCTTTGACTTTAGGCACTGACTTTAAAGAAAGATACGGTGCTGGAATAACGGGTGCAGTTCTCGTATACGTTAACGAAGAACGAAGTAAGCTGGCTTATCTATCACATTCGGATTTAAACTATTATTGGAGGATTTTCAAGGATATTCTACGAGATTTCTATGGTATTAAGCCACTAGAGAGAAATTGGAAGCAGATGATAAGTGATGCGAACTGGCGACCAGATTATGTTAATGGTGGGTATACAAGCAATATTCCTAAAGAGATTGAGTCAATAAAATGAGAATTAGACACTCTGACGGCAGAATAGAAGTAAAGCAGCATGACTTTCAAATCCTAACCTATTTGCACAAGCTGGAGAATGTCTCAAACCACAGGAGTTGGATATCAGCAGATTGCCCTATTTGCGGTGAACATAAGCTTAAAATCGTTGCGGAGGGAACCAAGAAAGGTGCATACTCATGCTATTCAAGCAGTCAATGTCATCTTCTCCGCAAAGAAGGCACAGGCTACCAACCGAGTCTGATTGCAGCCAAATTGCAAGAGGGTGAGTTTCGACCTCGCCGTAGCTCATCCCCAAGGCAGATACGCATACCAAAACTTCGCGATATTATAAAGCCTCTGCCACTTAACCTTAGTGAAATAGATGTTACCCAATTTTTCTCTTCTATCTCTTACAAGAAACCTTGGTCTACCTACTTTGAGAATGAAACAAAGTTTACTATCTATCCCTACGACGATTTTCAATTAATTAGGTGTGACCCAAGACATGAAAAAAAGTTTTTTTACTTTCGCATTAAAAAAGACAATGGAGAATGGTCAAATGAAGTTCCTACAAAGTTCAATCATGTCCCAGTATACAGGTCTTGTTATTTGGCGGCTTTCGTGGTCTTTGTCGAGGGGGAAAAGGTCGCTTCTTATCTTCAAGAGCTTGGTATAAATGCTGTCAGTTTTCCTTCTTTTGTTTACCAACAGTCACACCTAGCTAAGTTCTTAAGATGCTTATCCTACAAAGTGAAAAACATTATCTATTTGGAAGACAATGATGAAACTGGAAAACAGAAAGCGCAGAAGTTCTTACAGGAAGCATGGAAAAGCGGCATCTCAGCATCAAGCTACAACATCGCGCAGTAACTCGGACGAGGTGCAGAAAAGAATTACGACGCGGCTGATGCAATTGAGAATTGGGAAATTT